TATTGCCTAAATACTAGCATGGAACCAGATAATAAAAACTTTCTCTCTCCCGTTGGATTTCAATTCAGCATCCAGAAGTTGCCGCACGTGCAGTATTTCTGTACTCGAGCATCTATACCCGATATAACATTAGGTGCTGTTGATCTTGAAAACCAATTCATTAGATTGCCTATTCCTGGGGATAAGTTGACGTTTGGGCAACTAGATTTAAGTTTTCAAATTGATGAAGACATGAAAAACTTTACAGAAGTTTATGACTGGATGATTACATTAGGTTATCCTGATAACTTCCAACAAAGAGCAGTGCATCAAAGAACAAATCAAAAGACTACTTCTAACGAAACAGTTTATTCTGATGCTTCTCTTATTGTGTTGACTAATCAGTATAAACCAAACATTGAAATTAAGTTTGTTGACATCTATCCAACATCACTTTCTACTCTTGACTTTAACGTACAAGAATCAGACATTGAATATTTGACAGGTACAGCGTCATTTGCCTATCGTAAATATGAATTGAATATTTTACGTTAATAGGTTATAATAGTAACTCGTAGAGTTACAACTGGATTATTACATTATGAAAATTGAAGACATCGTGTCTGAATGGGACAAAGATTCTAAGATCGACGAAACAGAACTTGGTGATGAGTCTGTTAAAATTCCAAAACTCCACAACAAATATCTCAAGATCTTCATGGGCGAGCGTATTACGCTGTTTAAAATGAAGGCAGAGAACAAACGCATTCGCAAAACATTACTCGAATATTATCTCGGCGAACTAGATCGTGACGAACTAAAAGAGCTTGGTCGTGATCAGTTCTATAAGAAACTACTCAAGAACGAAGTAGATACATATATTGAATCAGATAATATGTTTATTGAACACACACTTAAAGTATCAATGCAACAAGAGAAGGTTGATTATGTTGAGGCGATCATAAAGAGTCTTAACAGTCGTGGCTTTCAAATTAAAAGTGCTATTGATTGGTTTAGGTTTACCAATGGCTCTATGTAATGGATAAAATAGAAGTTTACAAGAAAGACGAAGTATTTGTAAAAATAGAATGCGAGAAAGGTACTGCTCGTGAACTATCTGACTTCTTTGAGTTTGAAGTTCCAGGTGCTAAGTTTATGCCATCAGTGCGTAACAAATACTGGGATGGAAAGATTCGTCTGTTTAATGTAAACACACGTCAGATATACGCTGGTCTTATTGAACATCTTAAACGTTTTGCTGAAGAGCGAGAGTATGAGATTGTTATACATGATGGATTACAAGATACAAACGATGTGCCAATTAATGCGCTTGAAAAGTTTCTAACTGAGAAAGAGTTTACTCCACGTGATTATCAAACACGTGCGGTTGCTCATGCTATTCGTAACAACCGAGCCTTAATTCTCTCGCCTACGGCGAGTGGAAAGTCTTTCATAATTTATTCTTTGATTAAGTATTATCTGACAAGAAAGCTGGCTAAGAGAGCGTTGATCATTGTTCCCACTACATCGCTAGTGTCTCAAATGAATTCAGACTTCTCCCTTTATCACGGTGGACATATTGATTATACTCACTTAATCATGGCTGGTCAAGCAAAAAATAACGATTCAGCGAAAGTTTTTATTTCGACGTGGCAAAGCATCTATAAAATGCCAAAGGCATACTTTGATCAGTTTGATCTTATTATAGGTGACGAAGCACACTTGTTTAAGGCAAACTCTTTAACTAAAATTATGGAGAAGTTGCCGAACTGTAAGTATCGCTTTGGTTTTACTGGCACACTCGATGGAACATTAACAAACAAGTTGGTGTTAGAAGGTCTGTTCGGTCCAGTAATGCGTGTGATACAAACCAAAGAATTGATAGAGAAAGGAACGTTAGCAGACTTTCGTATTAAATGTCTTGTACTTAAATACTCACCTGAGATATGTAAAGAGTATCATAAAGCAAAGTATCAAGACGAAATAAATTTCCTGATCGGGAACGAAAGGCGCAATAACTTCATAAAGAACCTCGCAATTTCCCGATCGGGAAACACATTGATACTATTTCAAATGGTTGATAAACACGGTAAAATATTATATAATAAGATAAAAGAAGAAGTAGGTAATGAACGCCAAGTCTTCTTTGTTCATGGAGGCGTAGATGCTGATCAACGAGAAGAAGTTCGAAGAATTACTGAAGGAGAGCGGAGTGCAATTATCGTCGCCTCGTACGGGACGTTCTCTACTGGGGTCAACATACGCAATCTTCACAACATTATATTCGCTAGTCCTTCTAAGTCTCGGGTACGGAATCTACAGTCTATTGGTCGGGGTCTAAGAAAGAGCGAATCGAAAGAGAAGGCTACGCTATATGATATAGCAGATGACTTCTGTCATAAATCTTCCTGTAATCACACACTTAAACATTTCGCTGTTCGTGTAAAAATGTATAATGAAGAAGAGTTTGAGTACAAAATATACAATATAAAACTATGTCAGTAAAGATACTAAAACTAACAAATGGCGAAACCATTATGGCAGATGTCATTGATTCAAACGACCGCGTTGTTACAATCAATAATGCGTTAGAAGTTAGAACAGAATCTTCTTCTCATGATAAAATGCATATGTTAGCACATCAGTGGTTGCCTATGGAAGAGGAAGAGAATATAATATATCTTAACTATAACAATATTGTAGGTATGTCTAGAGCTAGTGAAGAGATGCAAGAATACTATGTTTCTGCTGTCACTAAAATTTTAGATTATGGTAAACAAAACGAAAGTAATGAAGAGTATATGCAAAAGTTACTTGATATGATTAAAACATATGCTAATACTGATTCAACAAGTTTTCATTGAGGTCAAAAATGGCAAACAAAAAGAAGAATCCACATTATGTAAACAATAAAGAATTCCTAGCAGCAATGGTAGAGTTCCGTGATAGCGTATTAGCTGCTGAAGAAGCGGGTTCTGCGCGTCCACAAGTTCCTATGTATGTGGCTGAATGTATTATGAAGATTGCTACTCACCTTTCGTACAAACCAAACTTCGTAAACTACAGCTTCCGTGAGGAGATGATTTGCGATGGTATTGAGAACTGCCTACAATATATCGACAACTTTAATCCTGAGAAGTCTAACAATCCTTTCGCTTACTTTACTCAGATTGTTTACTATGCTTTCCTTCGTCGCATTCAGAAAGAGAAGAAGTATCTCTATACCAAGTATAAAGCAACCGAAAATGCTAACATGTTTGCTGGCACCTCTGATGTTCAAGAGCACGATCAGGGAGTTGACTTTAATGATGATATCAAATATAATGATTGGAGCGAAGAATATATGGCTCAATTTATTGAAAACTTTGAGGAGTGTAAACGCCGCAAGAAAAAGAAGAAGGTGCTCGGCGAAAATTAATTATGAAAATTGCTTTGATAACTGACACGCACTTCGGTGCGCGCAATGACAATACTGCGTTTCTAGATTACTTTGAGAAATTTTATGAAAAACAATTCTTTCCGACGCTTCTCGAAAGAGGCATTGACACTATTATACACTTGGGGGATATCGTCGATCGCCGTAAGTATATATCTTATGTTACTCTTAGGAGAATGAAAGATATGTTCATTGACAAGTGCAATGAACACAATATAAACCTACACGTTATTATCGGTAACCACGACGTTCCTTATAAGAATACCAACGAGATTAACTCTATGATGGAGTTGTTCCGCGACACTGGTATCTCATATTATTCAGAGCCAGAAACTCTGACGTTTGATGGGCATGACATTCTGCTTATGCCTTGGATTAACAATCAAAACTATGCCGCTGCTATTGATGCTATGAAGAACACGCCTGCTCAGGTTATGTTCGGTCATCTAGAAGTACAAGGTGCTTTTATGGACAGAGGCAATCGCAACGAGCACGGTATGGAAGTAGCAACCTTTGATAAGTTTGAGGTTGTTTGTTCTGGTCACTTCCATCACAAGAACAAGATTGGCAATGTACAGTATCTTGGTTGCCCATATGAAATTACTTGGATTGACTACCAAGATCCTAAAGGATTCCACGTTTATGATACTGACACACGTGAGCTTGAGTTTGTTCGCAATCCTTACTCTATGTTTCATAAAGTGTTTTACTCTGATGACGGTAAGACAGTAGAGGAAGTGCTTGACTTTGACTTTGATGTTTACAACAACACTTTCGTAAAGGTTATCAAACAGAACTGTGATAATCCATACTGGTTCGACTTGTTTATGGATCGCATGATGAAAGTCAATCCAATTAACATTCAAGTTGTAGACGACAACCTTAATCTTAATCTTGACTC